GTACCATTTCTATCATAGAGAGTAGTAACGTAGTAGTCCTGGCTCACCTTGTGAGAACCATCAGGCATTTTGTTGACGCTAGTAACAACATCAACATCCTGTCTTGTGTTAGGCGTTGAACCTGTATGGCTCAACGGGGTTATAGCACTTATTTCCATTACGCTCCCTTATGGTTAAATGTAATTTCTAAGTGTGCAAGCAACCAGGAAAACCTAAGTGTCCAGTCGATTCCCTCTTCTCTATAATTTAGATACTCCAGAGTAAGAGTAGGAATTAAAACAAATTCTCCTGCCTTACGATCTGCCTCTGTTATAGTACCTTCAATAAATATCCATTTCGTCAAATTCATATTCTTGTTCATCCCTTTCCCCTAAAATGTATAGCGAATCTCTGTCTCGAGTTTGCTTTTAATATAATCGCGCTCGTCGGAGTCAGCTCCTTCGAACTTCCCTTTTATTATTAAGTTATCCATCTTAAACTTATAACCAGTCTCAAAGCTATAACCATCCGTCATCGGACCTGCTTCAAGATACATTTTATTATCGAATTGATAACCTAACCTAAGATGCTGAGTTACATCCTGTGATTTCTCTCCCTTGAAAGGAAGTTCATTCTTATACTCAATATATGGCTCTGCCACTGCTTCTGTGGACACTAATAAAAGTGCCCCTACTACAAAATACTTATACATCTAACACTGCCTCCAGATTTGGTGGGAAGTAATCCTTACCCTTCAATACTTTACCATCTTCACGATAGATGGGCTTTCCGTTCTCTAGCTTAGACATATTACTGTAATGCACTTCGGCAAAACACTCGTCTAAATCAATGCCGAAAGATTGGCCTGCTCCGTATATAACATACAGCAGATCAGTAAGTGCGTCTGCTACATCTACAACATCTCTATCTTCGATAGCCTGCTTCAGTTCGTCCAACTCTTCTTCAATCAAAGAGATTCTTAGCTCTCGAGTATTGAAGTCACTTAATGTAGGCTCTCCTTCACACGTTTGTCCAAACGCTTCCATGAAGTCACCAACTAACTCAAAATTTGTTCCGCTTATCATCTCTTTGCCTTTTTTGTTCTCTGATACGAGCTGATGCTTTCGCTTTGTTCCTTTTGGAGCTAGGCTTCTCGTAATGTTGCTTTTCTCTCAATTCAATGAGGGTGTCTTTAGTATTTCGTTTTAATGTTCTAATGGCACTATTTAGATTGCCGTTTCTTACCGATACCTTAATAATGTTCTCCAAAGCTATCATCGCCTTCGTAAAGGTCTTGATACTCTGTGTAGGTATCGGGTTGTCCATCATCTTCGTAGTCATCGTCTACATAAGTATCTTTCTCGAAGTCCAGCTCCGGAACGTCAAGTTCCATCTCTAGCTGTTCTATAAGCTCTTCTGTGTTTGTTCTTTTCTTTGGCATTATTCCTTACTCTTCTTTGTAAATACCCAACCTCGATCCCTTAAATACTTAGCCTGTTTTACACAAGAGTTGTAAGATCGGTCAGGAAACAGTTGTTGTAGCCTTTCACAGTCAGACGAGTAGTATTGCTTAGATAGTGTAATTCTCTCGTCATGTGTCCAAGGTCTTCTCGTATATTTCATAGATTTCCTATTTCATTATAGGTATAATTATAATAGTAATAACCTCCAAAGTCAAGTGTTATTTTTAACAGTCACTCAAAAATAATACTTGACTTTACAACCGAATTCCCCTATAATATCTTAGAAATCCCAAGAAGACAAAAAGAAAAAACAGGAGTAGTTCAATGACCGGTATCGAGTTTTACGCTCTTTTAGCTTTTATAATAGCAGGTGCTATGTATAGCAGCTTCAAGTTAGGTAAGAGAGAAGGAACCATAGATACAATAGAATGGTTACTGGAAGTAGGAAAGCTTGACGTAAATGACGAAGAGCTATTTACACACTATGATTAATGGAACGACTCTTGGGGTTTCAGTAATGCTTCTGTATTTTTCAATACAGATTTATTTACATTGGATAAATTGATAACAGGTCGGAGCACCACAAACGCCCAGGAAGAGAGAAATAGTGAAAAAGATGAAAATGAGGCTAGAAGAGATTGCCTGCGATGGTATACTCTGTGATTTCATATGGTCATTGGCCATAGTAATGGGGACGTTATCAGCGCTAGCTTGGTAGTAAAACTGGAGGGACTTAATAGTCCCTTCTTCACTATATAGTTCTTATAAGGAAATATAATGGCACTTGGATTTCTAAAAGAGTTAGTTGGGCCTGTATCAGGCTTAGTTTCAGAATTTATAGAAGACAAAGATCAAGCTAATAAGTTAGCTCACGAAATAGCTACACTAGCAGATAAACAGCATCACGCACAACAGTTAGCACAACTAGAAGTAAACAAAGTCGAAGCTGCACATAAATCCTTATTTGTAGCAGGGTGGCGACCAGCAATTGGTTGGACCTGTGGCTTAGGGCTGCTATATAATGTGATAGTACACCCCATACTTTCTGTATGGATAGAATTACCCCCAGTAGACACAGAAGCACTCACTCCCGTAATGATGGGTATGCTAGGTTTAGGGGCTATGAGAAGTTACGAAAAAGTTCAAGGCGTAAGCAGGGAAAAGTAATGGAAAGAAATTTTAAAGAAACCCAACAGGATCTAACAGAGCTAAACGGTGATGGAAATCGTGAGCGGGGTCGTTACGGGGAGGACGAGAGTAATGAAGCGAAGGACGCACCTGAGACTGAGGAGCAAAGAAATGTCACAGCATGACTTAGTAGAATTGTGTGAGTGGCCAAACGGAGACTGGTGTTTACTAGAGGATTTGGAAGAATACTCCAGCAATAAGTCAGATGACTATAAAATTTTATTCTTAACAGAACGTCAGTACTTCTATGAGTACACAGGCGAGTTAAATAAAGCAGAGGACTGCAGATGAATCAAGATAACGTATACAAACAGCTACAATTAGACGAAGGAGTCAAGTATGAAATTTACAATGACCATTTGGGATATCCTACTTTTGGAGTCGGCCATCTGGTAACAAAAGACGACGAGGAATTTGGATTAGAGATTGGAACGAGGGTTAGCGCCGATCGAGTCAAGTCAGTGTTTATGAAAGATTTACATACGTCCATACGAGAGTGTTTAATCCTGTACCGAGAGGACTACTTCGACGATTGGCCAGGGGAAGTTCAAGAAATTCTCGTAAATATGATGTTCAATCTAGGTAGACCACGGTTATCTAAATTTAAGAACATGCACGCAGCTTTGAACAAAGAAGATTGGGCAGAAGCTGCAAAAGAAGGAAGGGACTCATTATGGTACAGACAAGTACCTAATAGAGCTGAAAGATTAATGACTAGATTGGAAAACGTATGATACGATTGAAAAGAGCAACCATATTTATGGTTGATAGTTGGCGGTATGTTATGGATGTAAGGTTTAATCCATTAAGATTTATAGGTGATCCTAGTTTGCAAATGTACTTCACATTAGCTTTATTTACAATGTGGAGTGCTTACTTTGGCTTTATAGCAAGCCACTACTTGGGCTGGGTGAACTATAGTACATTAGCAAGCATCTTTATTCATTTGGCAGTAATTATACCCATAGGTTTCACAAACGCAGTATTTATGGATGCTGAACGCAATGGGTCTACCTGGTTACGACAGTGGAGAAAGAAAGATAGTTTGTAATCAAATTATTCTTGACAAATTAATAACAAGGTGTCATAATACACACTATGAATATTTTTATATTAGATGAAGATTTAGACAAGTGTGCTGAATATCACGTTGACAAGCATATTGTAAAGATGCCTTTAGAGGCAGCACAAATGCTCTGTACCAATCACTGGATAGATAAGTACCTTGGCTATGTACCCCAAAAACTTACAAGAGAGGAGTGGGCAGTTGTTAAAGAAGCAAAGAAAAATCCTGTTAGGGACTTTCCTTATCTTCCCACTATGTACAATCACCCCTGTACTATATGGGCTAGACAGTCCCAGCAGAACTACGAATGGTTATTCTGCTACGGTCTCGCGCTCAACGATGAGTATAGATACCGCTACGGTAAAGAACATAAATCAGTGCATGAGGTCATACTCAAGCTACCTGATATCAGCTTACCCAGTACCGGTCTTAGTACCTTTGCACAGGCTATGCCCGACGAACTCAAGTCCGATGATCCCATTTCCAGCTACAGAGCCTTTTATCACAAGGACAAAGCAACATTTGCTAGCTGGAAATACAGGGACAAACCAGAGTGGTGGGATGAAACAGAAGCAGACTATAACGAAAGGATTACAAGATAGTGGCAGTTAGAATAGTTAGTAAATCTAGCGATGATGTATTGAACGATATAGCATTCGCAGCAAGGGTATCAAACCCTTCGAATCAAAACAATGAAGAAACAGCAGAAAAGTTAGTACGATACTTAATTAAGCACGGACACTGGTCTCCTTTAGAGATGGTATCTGTGACAATGGAAATCGACACCACCAGAGATATTGCTAGACAGATACTACGGCACAGGTCGTTCTCATTTCAAGAGTTCAGCCAAAGATATGCAACAGTAGATGAGTTACCAATACCTGCATTCAGAGAAGCTCGTGGACAAGACCCTAAGAATCGACAGAATTCTGTACGACTAGAGGACGGCCCCATACATCTAGAGTGGTTAACTAAGCAGAGAAATGCTTGGCACGCATCTATGACAGCTTACAACTGGGCGTTAAAGAACGGTATCGCAAAAGAACAAGCCAGAGCAGTCTTACCAGAAGGTATCACTCCATCACGATTATATATGGCAGGAACAATTCGTAGCTGGGTACACTTTATTCAACTGCGTAGCGGGAACGGTACACAACTAGAACACCAAAATATCGCTCTAGAATGTGCTGAAGCCTTGAAACCCATATTTCCAATGATCGAGGAATTTATAGAAAAATGAGAGTAGTCAAACCATATGTTGTTTATGGAAAACAGGACTGTATCTTTTGTGATAAAGCAAGACGCTTACTCAAGAGTGAAGGTGTAGAGTTTACATACTTACAATTAGATTCAGA